GCTATCCGATCGAGGCGCGCGCCGGCCTGCTGCGCTGGATACTGCGCGCCGGCGATACCCTCTTTCAGGCAGACAGCTTGGCCGAGGCCGAAGAGCTGAAGCTGAAGCACGGCGTCGACCCCCTGGTGCAGCCCCTCTCGCTGACGTTCATACCGGCGAAGCTCGAAGACAACCCGGCCCTTATGTCGAAAGACCCCGGCTATCGGTCGAGGCTCTCGACGCAGGGGCTGGTCGAGCAGATGCGCTTCCTCGGCGGCAACTGGAAGATTCGCCCGTCGGCCGGCATGTTCAAGCGCGAATGGTTCAAGCCCCTGCAGGTCGCCCCGGCAGAGGTGCGCAACCGAATTCGCTTCTGGGACTTGGCGGCGACCGCAGGGGCCGGCGACTACACGGTCGGCCAGAAGTGGAGCAAAACCCGGGAAGGCCTCTACGTGATCGAGCACCAGGTGCGCGACCGGATCGACTCGGCCGAGGTGCGCGCCCTGGTACGCGGCACGGCAGCAGCTGACGGCCGGGCGACGACGGTCGGCCTTTTCATCGATCCCGGGCAGGCCGGCAAGGATCAGCAACGCGAGTATTCTCGCCTGCTCGACGGCTTCCGATTCATCTTCCTGCACCCGACGAACAAGATCAGCGCCGCGGGCCTCTGGGCTGCTCAAGCTGGTGCCGGCAACGTCGCTTTGGTAGAAGGGCCCTGGAACGAAGAATTTCTAAACGAGGTGACGGGTTTCCCTCTGGGGAAAAACGACGACTGCGTAGATGCGGGCTCGGGAGCGTACCGGGTGCTCGCGGGCATACGGCCCGAGGGCGACCACGGGGTGACGCCGTGAGGTGGTGGATAGTGGAGGGGTGGCGGAATGCGGAATCCTCTTGCGGCGCTACGTGAGCGCTTCGCGCGTGCGCCGCGGGTCGCGCAATCTAGTTCGTCTCTTAGCCTCTCGAGTCTGCCCACATGGAAGCTCAACAAACCGCTGCCGCCCGTCGACGACTTCCGCACGCTGCTCGAGATCGGGTACCGGCGCGAGACGATTATCTTCGCTTGCGTGCGCGAGATCGCGCAGTCGGTCGCCGAGCCTGCGCTTCGTTTGTCGACCGGCGAGGGGGATCAGCGGAAGGATATTCCGAAGCACCCGGTGCTCGACATTCTCGAGAAGCCGAACCCCCGCCAGAACGGCTTTGAATTCCTCGAGCTGCTGCTGACGCATATCGAGCTGGTCGGCAACGGCTACATTCACAAACTCCGAAACGTCGCAGGCGTCCCGGTCGGCCTCGAGCTGCTGCGGCCCGACCGGGTGAAGCCGATCCCGGGGGCGAAAAACACCCTGCAGGGCTACGTGCACACGATCGAGGGCACGTCGGTCGGCGATACCCTGCCGCCCGAAGACGTCATTCACATCAGACTGCCCGACCCGTGCGGCGATTACTTCGGCCTGCCGCCCGTCTCGGTCGCGGCTGCGATCGCCGACCTCGACGTGAACGCGATCGACTTCCTGCGCGGTTTCTTCCTGAACGACGGCACGCCGGCCGGCCTGCTCACCCTGTCGACGCCGACCGATGCGGCCGAGCGCGAGCGGATCAAGGATCGGTGGCGGGAAGAGCGCCGAGGCCTCAAGGGCTGGCACTCGCTGGCGGTGCTCGACTCGGACGTGAAGTACCAGCAGATCGGCGCCGACCCCGGGAAGATGCGCCTAGACGGGGTGCTCGACTCGACCGAAGCCCGGCTTTGCATGGTGTGGGGCGTGCCGCCAATCATCATCGGCACCCGGCTCGGCCTCGAGCACGGCACGTACTCGAACTATGAGCAGGCGGCGCAGAGTTTCTGGCGCGAGACGCTGAAGCCGGTTTTCAAGCGCATATCGCTGAAGCTGACGACCGACCTCGCACACGACTTCGACGAGCAGCTCGACCTCTGGTTTGACACCTCGACCGTCGAGATTCTGCAGGACTCCCGCGACGCGAAGCGCTCGAGCGCGCAGCAGGCATGGACGACGAACGCGATCACGCTCGCCGAGTACCGGACAGCGATCGGCTTCGTCGCCCGGCCCGAGGATCAGGACGTCTACTATTCCGACGTGAACGCCCCGGCGCCGTCGCCCTTCGGGGCCCCGGCCGACCCGAACGCCGACCCAACGGCCCCGCCTTCGAAGCGTAAGCCGCCAGTGGCAGACGACCCTTCGCCGACCGACGGCCAGTACCTCGAGGCCGTCCTCGAGACGACCGCGGCGCCCTTGGGGCTGGTCGAGCAGCTCCGCGACCCCCTATTTCGGACGCTCCACACGATCGCCGACCAGGCAACGCCGGCGGTGCAGCGCGTCTTCCTCGAGGCGGTCGCCCGGGCAATCAACAAAACGACCCTGCGGAAGGTACAGGCAGCGCTCGCAGCGAAAGACTTAGAAAAGGCCCTCGCAGCGATCCCGTGGGAATCGGAAGCCGTGAAGCTGCTCGAGGCGAGACTGCCGCCGCAGCTGCAGCAGATCGCCGTGCAGGCGGCCAACGCCTCGGCGCCGGCAGCCGGCCTCGACCTCAACTTCGCAGCCGACGCGCCGGCGGCAGTACACTTCGCGGCGACTCGCTCGGCGCAGCTCGTGCGCGAGGTGACCGACGAGACGAAGCGGGCCCTTCGAAAGACGATCGGCCTCGCGATTCAGGAAGGGCGCCCGCCCCTCGAGGCGGCGAAACAGATCCGCAGCATGGTCGGCCTGACGATGCGCCAGGCGCTCGCCGTCGAGGCGGTGCGAGCGCGCGAGGGCGACGCGGCAGCCGAGAAGGCCCGCGAGCGGGCGATGAAGCGCCGGGCCCTGACGATCGCCCGCACCGAGACGATTCACGCGGCGAATAGCGGGCAACAAGAGATGTGGGTCGAGGGCGAGCATGCGGGCCTCTTCGACCGGGCGACGGCGAAGCGGGTGTGGATCGTCACGCCCGACGATAGCCTCTGCCCTTACTGCACGACTCTAGACGGCATGACGGTCGAGCTGGATCAGCAGTTTGACCCGGGCACGATCGAGCGGGCCGACGGCTCGCTGGTAACGCTCAACCCGGTGCTCGTGCCGCCGCTACACCCGAATTGTCGCTGCGCGATCGGCCTGGAGATACAGCCCGGATGAGTTTCATTGCCGGCCTGATCATGGGCGCCCTCGGCGTGGCCGGCGTGGTGATCTGGATCGCGACGGCAATCGTCGCCTGGTGGCGGGGGGTAGGATGAACGAAGGCCTGGACGTGAGCTATGACGACGACCTCGAGCTATACCGGCTGAAGGTAACCCCCGACGGCCGGCGCTGCTACTTCGTGTGCAGGAGCTGCGGCGATCCCGTGCCGAGCGACGAGCGCTCGTATCACGTGCGCGCCTGCAGGGGGCCGGCGTGAGCGCCTTTGCGCGACTGCGCGAAGAGCGCGGCGAGCTGCACCTGAACTGCGGCTGCCATGGTACGCAGACGCTCGCGCGGATCGTCGACGGGCAGCTGATCGTTACCGATCGTCGGCACGGCGAGACGCATCAGGTGCGCATACCGCTCGACGGTTTGCTTGACACCGCCGGGCAGCTTCAGGCAAACCGGAAACCGTAACGCGCACCTCCGACGGCCCGCTCGGCGTCCCTAGCGTGAAAGGGACTGCCATTGAAACTGCGGATCGGAGAGCGACAGCACGGCAGCTACGTAGGTGCCGAGCGCCTCGACCTCGGCTGCGAACGCCTGACGGTCGGCGCTGAAGACGCCCCGGGCACGTTCGAAGGCCTCGCCTCGAAATTCAATGAGGTGATCCAGGCCTTCGTTCCGACGATCATTCACCCGGGCACGTTCCAGAAGACGCTGCAGGAAAATGGCAACCGGGTGCGCGTGCTCTGGCAGCACGACGTCGACGAGCTGATCGGCAAGCCCCTCGAGCTGCGCGAGACCGAGGCCGGCCTTTACATCAAGGGCAAGGTATCGGGCACCCCGCGCGGCCAGGAAGCGCTGACGCTGATGCGCGACGGCGTGCTGACCGATATGTCGATCGGCTTCGACCCGATCCGATTCGACTTCGAGAACGACGAGCAGGGCAACGTGAAGATGCGCCATATCCGCGAGGTGGCGCTTTACGAGGTTTCGCTCGTCACTATGGGGGCGAACGCCGGCGCGCGGATCAGCGCCGTGAACTCGCTCGGGAACGCCCCGCTCGAGTCGGCCCTGAAGGCCGTCCTGCGAGCCTCTGAAGTGATTGCGAAGCATAGCGTCGGCGAGGGCGACCTTCTGACGCTTGTCGAGTCTGTACGCGAACAGCTCAACGCTTTACTGCCTGCCGCGCCGCAACCGGCGCCTGCTGGTGCAGCCGAAGAGCATAGGCCGCAGGCCGAAGCTCGCGAAGACGGCGCACCGAATGGCGAAGCGGAAGCACTCGGTCGGAAGCTAGAAGCAATGAAGAAACTGCTCGCGATGGAAGCGGACCTGGCAGGCTTCGACCTGCTCGGGGCCGCTGCTGACGCCTCGCCGACGTCGGGCGCGGCTGCGGTGGTGGGTGGTGGAACCTGACGCGGCGAGGCGACTGATCAAATCGAAAAACTAGAACCGGCCGCTGGGCGGTGCGGGGGAGGGGATGAGGAAATGCGATCGGTAAAGGAAATTCAGGCGGACCTCGGCAAGGCATTCTCGGCCTGCCGCGGCTTCGTCGCGCTGCAGGAAAAGCAGCCCGACAAGGCGGCCGAGCATCAGGCGGCGCTCGACAAGGCCTATGCTGAATTCTCGGCGCTCAAGGTCGAGGAGCAGCAGGCGCAGGCACACGAGAAGATGCTCGCCGACCTCAAGGCGGAATCTGATCGGCAGAGCAAGCCTGTCAACGAGATCACGACTCTCGGCGAGACGGCAGCCGTCGACCCGCGGGTGAAGCAGCTGCACAGAGCGGCCTTCGCCGACTACATCCGTTCTTACAAGGGCAGCCGGCGCGAGCGCGCCTTCTACCAGAAGAACGCCGAGCTGATGAGCCTCGAGCAGCACATGCTGATCGGGACGATCAACGATCAGGGGGGATTTTTGGTCCCCGACGACTTCCAAAATCAAGTGATCATGGCGAGCCCCGGCTTCGCCGTGATGCGCGGCGCCGGCGTGACCGTGATCACGACCTCGAGCGACCGCGTGAAGATTCCTGTCCTACGGCCCCGCAGCTCACCCTACCCGCACATGTACACGAGCGGCTTCGTGGGCAGCTGGAAGCCGGCAGGCACTGACGGCGGATCGGCGGCAGCGCCGACCGTGCAGAATCAGCCGCGCTTCGGGCAGGAAGAGATTCCGGTCGCAGACTGGCGGCCCGACTCGATCGAACTCGAGCGGAACCTGCTCGAAGACTCCGCAGTGAACGTCGAGGATATCCTCGCCCGGCTGATCGGCCAGACGAAGGGCCTAGACGAGGATTACGAATTCATCAACGGCACCGGCGTCGGGCGCCCAGAGGGGCTGATGACTGCGGGTGTGTCGACCGTCGCAAGCGGCTCGGGCTCGACCGTGACTTACGGCGGCCTGGTCAACCTCTTCATGGGGCTGCCGGCGCAGTATCGCCAGACCGCGAAGTGGCTTCTGAACTCGGCGACCTTCGGTAAGATTATCCAGCTCGAGACGACTGCGGGCTACCTGATCTTCCCGCCGAACGCGCTCCCCGGCACCATGTTTGGGAAGCCGGTCCTATTCTCCGAATTCATGCCGGATATCGCGGCCTCGGCGAAGCCGATCGCCTTCGGAGACTTCAGCAACTACTACGTCGTCGACAAGGGCGACCTGCGGATCACCCGCCTCGAGGAGCGCTTCGCGCCGAACCTCGGGATCATGGCGCACGCGAGAGTCGGCGGCCAGCTGACCCTGCTCGACGCCTTCCGGTTCCAGGTGATCAGCGCCTAACGAAAACCAAAACCGCTGCGCCGGCTCGGGGCAACCCCTCGAGCCGGCCCGGCCCTTCCCGGTCGAGACACCGGCCCGGAGGTAAAAGGAGAAAGCAATGTCGGAGAAGAGCGCAGTAAACCTCGACGAGGCGACGAAGAACTTTCCGGTAATGTCGATCGTCCCTCGCAACTGGACGGCGACGGCAACCGGCTCGGGCGTCGACCTGCAGGGCTATAACTCGGCCTACGTGATGATCGCCTGCGGCCAG